ATAACTAAAACATTTAAAAGCATGGGAGACAAAGATTTTAAGTTTCCAACAAAGCCAAAGGAGTAGGACATGCCATATATAGGAAAAGAGCCATTACATGGTGAATATATTAAATTAGATGCGATCACTACAAGTGCTACTGCGACTTACAATCTTTTGAGAAGTAGTGCAGCTTATAGTCCAGGAACTGCAGAACAATGTATTGTTAGTCTTAACGGAGTTACACAAGCTCCAGGAGATGCTTATACCATAAGTGGTAGTACAATAACATTTAGTGAAGCATTGACAAGCAGTGATGTTATTAATTATATATTAGTAATGGGTAATAATCTATCTACTGGTACACCTTCTGCAGGATCTGTAACAGGTGCTCAACTAGCGAATACATTATTTAGAGATCCATTGAGAATTAATGATGATTCTATTGATACGAATATAACAATAGCAAGCACAGAGAGAGCCATGGCAGCTGGAGATATTTCAGTGGCTAATGGTGTAACATTAACAGTTAACGGAGTATTGACCATTGTCTAGTAAATTATATGTGGACTCAATAGAGCCAAAAACAACAGGTGGTAGTATTACATTTCCTGAGCCTACTACCTTTAGTGGTACAGCAACCTTTAGTGGTACTGTTACAGGTGCTGGAGCACTTGAAAAAATATCTACTGGAGCTGCAGCATCTGGTACAAGTCATTTTGATATATCATTACCAACTAATGTCGGTAAATATTCAAGACTGTTATGGAATATTCGTGGTGTCAGAATGTCAACAGCACATGGTTTTGGATTAAGATTTCAAACACAAGGTGGAAGTGTAAGAAATGATGGTGCAAGTGGAAGCAGAACTTCTGGAGATTATTTTGCTTATAACTTTGAAGAGTTACAAGGATCAGCAGTAACTGGTGAAGATAATCCAACTACAAATGCAGTTAGAGCAACTTATTATAACTTAGCTGTAACTGATGATCCTATTAAATATTGGACAAATTATGAATTTGTAATCTGTGGTAATGAAGCATCAAATATGTGTACCATAGTTCAATATACTGGTTACGGAGGTAACGATTATAGTGGAACGAATTACTACTGTTGGAGAAGAGGATTTGGTGGTGTTCAAACAGCTGAAGTCAATGACTTAATGAAAATAACTATGATGGATTATGCACAAACTACATACACAGCTACGATGACACATGAAGGCTGGGAATTATATGGGGTGTTAAAATGAGTGGAATAATAACAGCAACGAATTTACAAACAAGTAATATAAAGAGTGCTACTGGAAATACAGGAGCTACAATAGCCAGTAATGGAGACATGACTATGTCTGCAAGTAGAAAGTTATATGCTCCAGGACATATTGTACAGGTTGTTCAACCAGCTAAACTTTCAAACACTGGTTCAAGTACACAAACAACTCCTACTGGTAATACTACATGGTCTGATACTGGTTTAACAGCAGCAATAACACCTAGTTCAACTTCAAGTAAGGTACTAATCTTCTGTAATGGTTTATTTCATATGAGAAGAAATGAAGAAATTAGATTTAGATTTATGAGAGATAGTACAGCTATTTTGACAATGTGTGGTTATGCAGAAACATCAGATGGCTTTTTCACAATGACTGCACCATCTGGATATATGGATTCTCCAAGCACTACGAGTGCAACAACATATAAATTACAGTTTTATGCACAAGGAGAATACGCATCAATGCGATTTAACTATAGTGGTACTTCTTCACTTGGTGAAGCATCAATAACTTTATTAGAGGTAGCTGGATAATGACAAGTATATTAAAAGTAAATAACATACAAAGTAGTGCAAGTAATGCTGCAGCTACTATTGCAAGTGATGGTGCAGTAACCTTTCCTCAAGCTGTTACATTCAGTGGTACAGTTACAGGTGATAATAATGGTTGGGAAAAGGTATCTAGTTCAACTTCAACCTCAGCTGGATTAACAAATCTTCAAATAACACTCCCAACAACTACAGACTTTATAGCATTAAAGTTAATCATTAGAGGTATAAAATCAACTACTGCAACAAATAATTATTGGGGATTTAGTTTAGGTAATGCTAGTGGAACAGCAATTACAGCAGCTAGTAGCTATTATTATTTAGCCAGTTACACTTACTCAAATAACAGTTCTCATGGCGATACTTATCTATATAGTTTTGGAGATACTTATGGAAGAATGTCTGCTCATTACCCAGGAGATGGAAGTGCTGATGATGAAATGACAGATATGGAATTAGATATTTATTTATCTAATGAAGCAACCAGATCAACAAGAGTAAATTATAGACTAGGTTACGAAAAACGCCATACTGATGCCTATGTAACAGTTAATCAAGGTAGTGTTTATAGGAATGGTGCTGAAGTAAATGCTAACATTAACATCTTTACAAACACTGGTACAGCTTTTACAAGCTATGGATATGGATTATATAAGGTGAAGACATGACAAAATATAAATTATTAGATGGTAAAAAAGTAGAAATGACTTCTGCTGAAATAAAAGAAGTAGAAGATAGGGCAAAGCTTTTTGAAGCTGGAAAAGCAGCCGAGGAGTTACAAGTTCTCCGTAACATGAGAAACAATTTATTGAAAGAAACAGATTATATGGGATTATCAGATATAGCTATGTCTGCGAAATGGAAAACATATCGTCAAGAACTTAGAGATATAACTAAAACATTTAAAAGTATGGAAGACAAAGATTTTAAGTTTCCAACAAAGCCTGAGTAGGAGATTGGTATGGCACTTACAAAATTAAACTTCGGTGGGAAACAGCAAGCTCTTGTCGCTGCTAATATCCCTACTATTACTGGTACTCAGCTACCTAGTGGTACAATATTACAAACTCAATCAGTGCTTATGGCTGATGCTTTGGCTATAGCTAGTTCAAGTACAAGTAACTTTACAAACGTTACAGGCATGGCAGTAAGTATAACTCCCTCAGCAACTAATTCAAAAATATTAATTAAGGTAAATAGTTGTTTTCACCATTCTGCTTTAAGTACAATTCACTTATCACTCTTAAGAACAATAGGTGGCTCTTCAACTAAACTAGGTTTAGCAAATGTATCTAATCGTGTTGGCTCTAATATGGCAGTATTACCAGATGATGATGTTTATGGTGTTGGTATATACCCTGCTACTTTTAATTTTGTAGATAGTCCAAATACTACTTCAGCCTGTACTTATCAATTACAGATGACAGCAGGTTCTTCATATAATGTTACTCTTTATGTAAATAGAACAGCCAATGATACTGATGCTGATTATGGAGCTAGAACAAGTTCAACCATAATTGCACATGAGATTAAG